CAAGCAGGTTATACTGATTTTCATTATTTAAGAGACATATGGAAAGATACGACAGAGAAGGACGCCCTTATAGGTGTATCAATGACAGGAATAGGCTCTGCCGCTGTGCTGCAGTTGGATATGGCGGAAGCTGCAGATATAGTAGTAAGTCAAAACAAAAAGGTAGCAAGGCAAATAGGGATTAAACCAGCAGCTAGATGTACAACCGTGAAGCCTGCTGGGACAACATCTCTGGCTCTTGGAACTTCATCTGGTATTCACGCTTGGCATAATGATTATTATGTACGTAGAGTTAGAGTTGGTAAAAACGAAAGTATGTATAAGTATTTAGTTGATAACCATCCTGATTTAATTGAAGATGAATACTTTAGACCTCATGATACTGCTGTAATTAGTATACCGCAAAAAGCTCCGGCTAATGCTATACTAAGAACTGAGTCACCATTTGATTTACTTGAGCGTATAAAAAAGGTGGCAACTGAATGGGTTAGACCAGGCCATAAGCGTGGTAGCAATACTCACAATGTTTCAGCTACTGTTAGTTTAAAGCAAGAAGACTGGCCAAAAGCTGGTAAATGGATGTGGGACAATAGGGACTATTATAACGGGCTATCTGTCCTACCTTATGATGGAGGTACTTATACTCAAGCACCGTTTGAAGATATAGATAAATCTAAATATGAAACTATGATGAAGAGTTTAACGGATGTTAATCTTACAGATATAGTAGAAGTTGAAGATGAGACTGATCTAGCTGGTGAATTAGCTTGTGCAGGAGGCGCGTGTGAAATAGTATGACAAAAAAAATAGCAATAGTCGGAGGCATAGCGATGATGTCCTTCGGCGCTGGCAATATGCTTTGGCATAAGCATAAACCAAAGTTAGGACCAAATGAGTTAGCTATAGCTAGCGGTGTTTTAGTTTTATCTTTCGGAATAACTATTAAATTTTAAACAAATAATTATGATGTGTCCATTATGTTTAGGCGGTATTTGCGAATACTGTAACAGTTAAAGTGTTGGGGGATTAGCTCAGCTGGCTAGAGCGCCTGCCTTGCACGCAGGAGGTCATCAGTTCGACTCTGATATTCTCCACAAATAAAAAGGGGACCTCATTTGAGATCCCCTTTCTTGGTTACAGGAACTTTGGGTATGGTGCCCAGTTTCTTATGTTCCTATGATACGTTACTAGAAGAATCTCTTCTTCTTCCCATACCAACTTTCTTTTTAGCTCTAACTACTTTAGACTTTTCTCTTTTACTCATTTCATTCCAAGACTTAGGTGACTCACCACTAACTCTTTTTGACGGTCTACATACTTTAGTATTTTTATTCTTTTCAGATCCGCAAACATTTCCTTTTTCATCTTTCCACTCTTCTTTAAACCATCTTTTTAAATTAGCACCAGACTTAGTTTTTCTTACTGCAGCTAGTGGAGAGTTTGATCTAGTATACATAGCCATAGATTTACCTTTATCTTTATCAGTCATTTTCATAGCTATTTTTCTAGCTCTTTCCATCTTAGCAGCATAAGCAGGTCTTTTCTTATTGAAATTTTTTTGCTGAACAAAAGCACCGTTTATTTTTTGAGCATTACCTTTTCTAGTTTTATATACCCATTTAGCTAATTCTTCCGCGCCAAGTTCTTTAAATTTACCCTTAGCATCTGGAGCATCTGAGTCGTGCCATTTTAATTTTGCTTTCATACGTTACCTTTTAAATGGTTAGCCATATCTAAACCTATTTTCTTACCAAAATCACTGTCTGATTTATAATGAGCTCTAGCTATATTTCTACTATCAGAAATATCTCTTGCTTTTTTATCTAACTCTGCAGACTTTGTAGGGTGTTTATCTTTTAATATTTCAGCTATTAAATATCCTTGAGCAGAATGTCCAGAAGGATATGAAGGTGTTTTCATAGAGTCAAGTTCTATGTCTTCTAATTTTATTCCAAAATTCTTAGCTAATTTCTTAGGTCTTGGTCTATTAAAATATTTTTTTAACTTAAGTATTATATCGTTTGAACTGTTGATTAAGTCTTTTATTTGCTCACCGTCTCCCTTACCAACAACACTAACATAAGCATCATATATGTTGTCATTGTTCTTAACAAAATCTTCGTCTTTTCTAAGTTTATTTATAGACTGTATTTCTTTAAAAGTCTCTAAAGAATTATCTTTAGGTGGCTTCGTTTTTTTAAACTTATCGTAGTCAAAGTTTTTTAAACTCATTTCTTTTTACCTTTGTTTTTTCTACATTTAGCTATCATACCACTAGCATAAGCTGATGGAAAAACTTTATGTGCTTTTTTAGCTTTGTAATAACAAGCATCTTTTAATGCCATAGGCGTTTCATACTTAGTCATTGGTATTGCGCATGATCTCTGTCTCATCTTCTTCGTTTTCTAATTTTTATTTTTTTATTTTCTGTTTTCTTAGCACTAGGTTGTATGTCCCACTTAGGCCAACCTGCTAGCATTGCTATTCGTTGCCACACTTCAGCCTCTTCACCTAAAGCACCTTCTATATTGTCAAGCTTTTGTAATACTCTATCAAGAGGTATGTTAGCTGTAGCAGAAACAATTTTAGCAAAGGCCATAAACGCTGGACTTTTAATACTAAACCCTTGGTCCATTATCTCTTCTCTTCTTTTCTTACTATCAAACTGATAAGCAGCTTGTCTTACTTTAGATATTTTAGAACTAACAGGTGGTGATATTTGTAATAGCTTATATACAGCGTCTACATATTCTGGTCTTGATCTACCTGATCTTTCGTATACGTCTAGTAAAAAGTTTTTAACTACAGAAGTAGTAGCACCAGCTATACCTAAACCTCTTAGTAAAGAATCAAGCATACCATTTAATGTTCTTGTAACTCTTTTCTCGTCTTTTTCTTCATCATCTCCAAAACCTATAGCAAACATAGCTTGCTGTAAAGAGTTAAATATAATATTCTGTACAACGCCGTAGTAAATTAACTTGCTAACATTAGTTTTTGAATCACCTCTACCAGCAGCTAAATCTTGAAAAGCTCTTTTCTGTAAACGAGCATACTGCATAGGTGTATTAGCAAACATAAGTATTAAACGACCAGCATCACTAGCCTGTTGTTGTGATATTTTATCAGGTCTACTTGACTGTTGATTTTCTTCTGATATTTCTCTAAACTCTCGCATAGCTTGCTTCTCAGCTTCAGCTTCAGACATGTCTTGATTTTTAACTAAATCTTTAATTCTATTACGGTAAAACGTAGCTCCACCAGTTGCAATAGCAAAGCTATCAGCATACTGTGTAGGTAGATAACCTTTTTCTAGTATGTATGCCATAGCAGCCTTAGCTTTGTTCTTAGATGTTTTAGCAGCATCAGCTATTTCAGACTCATTTATATTTATTCTTAAGCCATTACGTCTATCTCTTAAAAAGTCTGAGTTCATTAATGTCATAAAATCTTTCCAGTATTGAGGTTGATTAGCTAAAGCTTGACCTGCTTTTAAAGGATTATTAAAGTTCCAATTTAAAAAGTTTATACTTGATATTGTTTGCAACACCGCAGATCTAGTATTAAAGAACATTATAGCAGCGTTAGATCCATTTATATAATTAAGTATTGTACCACCTAATCTGCTTGCTTCACCAACTCTATTACTACCTGACTTCATACGTTTAAGTATGTTCTCCATAGCTTCTCTATACTTAGGACCATAAGCAGCTTCAAGCTTATTAAGATTTTTTTCGCTAAATATTAAATCAGCATTTTGCTGCCACTCTTCTAAATACTTTGGACGTTTAACTTCTCTTAAACCTCTTAACAAATCAGAAGTTATACTACCAGCTAACCAACTTTTGTCAGGTTTAGTGTAAGGGTCTTTATTTATAGTAGCAATTTGATCCGCAAACTCATGTAGAGTAAGATCTGTTTCAACTTGTTTAACTAACTCTTTTGTATCTGTTTTAGTAAGTCCAGGTATTTCAAGTCCTTGCTTGTTCCATAAGTAAACTCTTACTGCTTGTTCATTTGAAAACCCACTTTCAGTTTCTTTTTGTAAGTCTTTAGGGACATCTAGCTTGTTCTTTAATGTTTTAAAATCATTCATTAAGTTAAGTCTATCTTGTGATAGATTTTCCATAGCTCTAGCATAAGGATCAGACAAATGTGTTTTAAACCAAGCCATTTGAGCATCACCTAAAGAACCTTTAGATAATAAAGGATATATTAAACCTTGAAAATCTTCTGCAGAATAAGGTATAAAGAATTGAAATTTATTTTTATTAGCACCTCTTACTTGAGCTTTAGCTTCGCTAAATTCTTTTTCAGCAGCAATACCTGTTTTTTGTTCAATTATTTTATTAAAGTCAACGTCAACATTTTTAGCAAATTTCATTTTAGCTTGTTGTACTTGAGACTTAACATCAATAACTTCTAAAGCTTTTCTTACAGCATTAACATTTTGTATTGCATCATCTGCAAAGTAGAAATCATTATATCCCTCAGCTGCTTTACTAATTACCCAGTTTGCTTTAGCCTCACCAGTAGAATTACCTAGTCCAACTATATTCTCTTTTTTAAATTCTAAACCTTGTGATTTTAAGAAATCATATATGGCTCCTTGAGATTCAGGAGCTCTAGCTGTTAATACAAATAAGTCTTCGTTACCTCTTGCATTTCTAATCTTTTCAGCTACTTTAAATAAAGGACCACGGCCACCATCAGTTACTCTATTGAAATCACTAAAGTCCATTGTATAACCTTGATTTTTTAAGTCTGCTCCTCTTTCAGCAAACTCTTCTGCATTTAATTCTGTTACAGCGCCATCAGGACTAGTGGCTAGTACGATGTTATTACTTGTAGCTAGCGTATCATCAAAATCAAATACTCTAATCTTTTTAATTAGTGCGTTTACGTTTCTAGCTATTTTTAAAGCATCATCTATTATCTTAGCTTTTTGTAATACCTGATTCATGCTTGGCGCTTCGTCAAATTGTATTACATCTAAAGCTTTAAGCATATCAATATCAATATCTTTAGCTTCTTTTATAGAGTTGTTAAGATCTTCAGAAGCTTTAAAAAATATTTCTGTATTTACTATTTCTTGAAAAGCCTTATTACCGTTTGGAGCGTATATGTTGTTACTTATATCAGGTCTATTTTTTAAAAACTTACTTAATCTAAATATACCTTCTTGACTAGTTAGTCCTGTCTTTTTACCACCTTCAATACCTTTAGTATCTAAAAGATCCATAACATAATTAGGCCCAAAGAACTGGCCATGACCAGCTAGTATCTGATCTAACTTAGCTTGATCTAAATTGTTTCTAATTACACCATCAAATAATTCAAGCATAGTAACTGAGTTAGGTACTAAATGCTCTCCTTTTGTTTTTAAATCTCTATAAGCAGAAAGACTAGGGTCAAACGCTGCTCTTGCTCTAGCTTCTTCAAAAGTATATTTTTTTTCACCAGTTTTTTTATCAATAGCGTTTAACTTTTCTTCTAATCTTATATCATACCTATCTTTAAACTCAGGAAACTCATCAACAAACTCTTGTATTTTAGCTTGTTGTTCTTCTTCTGTAAGTTGTAAAAATGAAGGTACATCTGGCTTTTTTTTACCTTCAATCCATTGATTGCCTTCTATTAAATAAAGATAATCAAGACTAGTTAAAGCTCTTAAACCTTTTACTACACCTGTTTGTAATTGAAAAAACTGATACACTTGAGATTTGGTAATTCTTTTACCAGATGCAAGATCTTTCTGCATTGCTAAAACTAACTTACTTAAAACTTTTTTGTTAGCAATACCAGCTGCTTCAATTATATTTCTTTCTTTTTCAACCATAGCTAATTTAGATTCTAAACTAACAGTAGAAAAAACTTTTTTTGAAAGCTTTTGCATATAACCAAAACTCTTATTCATTGGTTTTATATCTGAAGTAACAATATCTTTTACTTGAGACTCGTTTGTATAACTTGATCCTTGAGCTTTTAATCTGTCAACATAGAAAGGACCTTGTTCTTTTTGACCAGTAATCTTGTTTAAAGTTTCTTTTGCAGCATTCAATAATCTGTTAGAGTATCCTACAAATTCTAAAGTTTTATTCCACGCTTTAACTAATCTATTATCTAGTAAACTGCTGGTAATTGTTTGAGCAAGTTTATTTAAATTTTTTGCTGGTGCTTCATTTATAACTCTAATTCCTTTTTTATTGCTTACAGCTATAAGATTTCTCTTTTTTATTTCAGCTGCAACTTCTGGAAAACCTGCTGCTTCTAAAGATTCTATAGATCCTTTTACAAACTCACCACCTGTAGCTAAGTCAGGATTTTCAGTAAACATTAAATCCACTAAAGCTGTTGTAATTCTAGGGTCAACACCTTCAATTGCTTGAGAAAAACCTTCAGTGTATTCTTCATCAATACCAATACCATATTCTTGAGCTGCTTTAGTTATTTCATCTTTAACAGCATTAAATTCTGGTTCAAGCTCAGCAGGTAGCACAATATTAAAAGCAGCTTTATAATCTACTCCTCTACCTAGTTCTCTAGCTATGTAAGCTATTTCTGCATTAACAACATCTTCACCAAATAGTTCTGCTCTTCTTTCAGCAATAGTAGTACCATCATCTAACTTTGTTTTAAGAGCTTCAGGCATAGCATCTACAACAAACTCAAATGCAGCTACTTCTGCTAGCGTGTTTTGCTTAGCATCTCTTCTTCCTTGCTCAGGTGTAAAATACTCTAACATGTCTTGAACATCTAAATCAGGTTTCAACTGCCTTTTAGGATTACCAGCATAAGGATTTTTAACTCTTGATCCTTCAGCTCTTGACTCATCTGTTAATATTCTAACTTGCTTGCCAGTTTCTGGATCTATTACAGGTTCAGTAAGCTTGTTAAACCTTTTGTTTAAAGTAGTTTGAGCTGTTTTATTTAATATAGCTAATGCGTAATCCTCTATAAACTTAGTATACTGCTCTGACTTTGGTTTGCCCATTAATTTTTTAACTCTTTGAAAAGCTAAATCACTAGATTGTTTTTGTAAGTCTTGAATAAAGTCTTTTGATGTTGGTGCTTTTAACTTACCACTTAATATTTTACTAGATACTTCTGCCATGTCTGTAGCTAAAGCTTCTACATCTTCTTGCTGCTCTATTTCTTCAGACAAATCTAGCATGCTTTTTCTTAATGATGGCTTTTCTGCTTTGCTAAAATCTTCAGTGGTTTCTTGTTGAATCTCTTGAGACTGCATACCTAAAGTTTTAGCTGCTATTTCAGTAGCTCTATATAAATCAAATTTACCTCCACCAACAAACTGCCCTAAAGTACCTCTTTCATTAACAGGTTTTTTAAAGTAGTCAGCTACAATACCTTTTACTCCTCTATCAGAAGTAATTATATCCATTGCTAAATCTTCTATAGTAACAGCTCCTTCTGTTCTAAATCCGTCCTCATCTATAACACCTGCTATTTTAGGATTCTCAATTACAGGTACACCGTTTATTTTAAATCTTCCAGATTTTATATATCTAAGAACATCATCATAAAATTGATAAGCTAACTCTGTTTGAACGCCTTCGTCGTCAGTGTTTTTATTTTCTATTATCTCATCAATAACAATATCTTTTGCTTCCTTTTGTCGCTTTAAATCTCTATCACTAGGCTTTGCTGTTTTTTCTTGTGCGTCAGCAACTTTTTGTATATCTTTTCCTATGTCTATGCCTTCTCTAGCGGCTCTTACTTGAGCTCTAGTAAACCTTCCTTTACGTATAGACTTGTTATAATCTTTTATAAAATTAAACACGTCTAATTCATTTTCAAATTTTAAGTTTTTAGCACCTGGTAATTCTTGCATTACTCTTCTAGTAGCATCTCTAAAACCTTGAAACCTTTTAGATTCAAAAGGTATAACACCTTTGTTAGCAAACTCACTAAATAAAGTAATTACCTCTTCAGCCTCTTCTCTACTAGTTACGCTTTCGTCATCTTTATATTTTTGTAAAGTATTATTTAAAGCATCTAAATATCTTTCATCAACTCTAGGATCTTTTTGTAACTCAACTAATCTTTTCTTTAATATTTTAGCTATTGGAAAAACAACTTCAGGATTAGTTTTTAATGTATTTTTAAGAAACTTATGTAATATCTCATGCATGCCTGAAAAGAAAGTTGATTTTTTTCCAGAGTTTGTTTCATTGTTTTGAATAGCGTACTCTACTCCATCTATTTCTAACTCTAATCCTCTTTGTTGTGATCTTTTTTTAGCGTCTTTAACACCTTTACTTTCTAACCACTCTTGTAATTCTTTTGAAGTATCAAAAGTTAAAAATGTATCTACGATGTCATCGTCTAACTGAGTAGTAACATCTTCAACACCTCTTGTTTGTACTTCAACTTCTGCTAAATCATTTAACCTTCCGTTTATTTGATTTATTCTAGCTTTGTTTTTAGCTTGAAACTCTGGCAATACGCCTTCGTTTTCTCTAAGTAAATTATCTTTTTCTAATATAAGATCTGTAGCTTCTTGTCTTTGTATTTTACTAAAGTTTATAGGCATTTTAATACCAGCATTTCTTAGTGCTGATAATCTAGCTATTTCATCTTGATATTCTTTTTTCTTAATTATGTTACCGTCAGCATCAGAGTATTTCTTTTTTATTTGTTCTTTTAATTCAGCAAAAAACTTTTCTGTTCTAGTTATATTAGACGCAGGCTTTTTAAAATTAAATTCTCTAACATAATTTTTAGCTAGATTTATAGGATCTGAAACCTGTGATTTAATACTTCCACCGAAAGGTAAAGCAACACCCATAGAATAACCAGCTAAAGAAGCTTCTAATAACTCTTCAGGTTCTACAAATCTTAAAGCATCATTAATACCACCTTCACCTTTAATACCTTTATTAACTTGAGATAATCCAGTTTGAAAAAACTCAGTTATCATTTCGTTTCTACCTGATCTATTTAAATTAACAGCGTTTATTTTTACTTTATCTAAATAATGTTTTACACCATCATAATACATTTTATTAACACCGTTTTTAATGCCTGATTTTTTAAACACGGCTTGAGCAGCTTTTAATTGACCTTTAGCACCAACTCTTTCTAGTAAACTCATAGTACCTGCCATAGCTATATCTTGAGCTACATTGTCAAACTCACCGCTTTCAATAGCTTTAAGCATATTTTCTTTAGTATCACCACCTGGATATTCATCTGGATTATCTAATATACCTTGCTTTACAGCATTCATATATTCATCAGCGTAGAAATAACTAGTAGCAGCAACTTGACCCATAGCTCCTACTATACCAGCGGCAACTGGACCAACTCCTGGTATCATAGCGGCACCAGTGCCTAGCATAACAGCACCCATCTGTGGTAAAGATTGACCTAAAGCTATTGTTAAATCTGAAAAAGATATACCGTCAGTAAACTTAGCTTTCTTTGATAATTGTTGAAAACCTTCAAACTCTTCAATTTGATCTATATTTTCTAGTAAACTTTCAGTACCTTGCATTTTGTTTGATCCGGCTTGTAGTTCAAGACCAAATATAGTTCCTGTTTTTGATATAGGAGCGTAAGAAGGTCCAAGTGGATTTGTTATTTCTATAGTAACTTCATCATCGTCTTTTCCTCCTTTGTCTCTAAGGTCTTGAAGTTTAGCAAGAGCTTCTTTATTAGCCTTAATCTGCATGCCATCTACTTGAGCTCCAATAGTATTACCCATATCGAATGTAAAGTCTGCAACGTTAACAGCTAGACTTTCCGCAAAGTCTATACTTCCTGAAAGAAAACTATTTGTTATGCCAAATGGATTTAAAAACATTTGATTAGGAAGTGGATCTATATAAGATTTTATTTTATCAAAAAAACTATAAAAATCACTCTTACTTCTACCCATAGCTACCTGCTTGTTGCCAAGTTCTTGCTCTATTAATTCAGCTATTTTATTACTTTGAACATTTACAGCATTGTCTTGTTGCATTGCTTGTTCTATTAAATTAGCGTAATAAGTATTAACAACCTGTTGCATAGCATTAACGCCTGCTTGAGTACTAGTATCATAAATACCTTTATCTACAAGATCGTTCATGTAAGCTTCAACATTAGGAAGATACATTTTTTTGTATTCTTCTAATCTAGCTTTTATTATAGGATCATTTTGTCTCATAGAAATATAAGATTCAGTAGCTTTTTCTTCTAGTTCTTCGTTTGTTTGTATAGCGTTTGTTTTACCAAAAACCATTTCTTCATTACCAACTGGGCCTATAATTTCTTCAACTTGATTTCGTTTATTTGTCATCAAGTACTCGTTCTCAACTAATTCTGGTTTTTCTTCTATTGCTTCAGCAAGTAATCCTTGAGGTTCTGTATAACCAGAAACTCCTGGATATGTTTGCTGCTCTTGAAACTTAGGTAAAGGCTCTTCGTTTACTAATTTTAATTTATCAGCTTGAGATACGCCTTGCATGTTCATTATCTCTTGTATCTTTTTATTATAACTAGCGATACTATTGTCATACCCTGCAGCTTTTAAAGCTTCAAGTTCTTCTTTATTTATAGGGTTAAAATCAGGACCTGCAATATTTTGAACTTCAAAATTACCTGACACTGCAGGCTGCCCCATAACCATTTGTCCTTTTGGGCTTTCATAATTTACATTTGCAGGATCGTATTTAGCTGGATTCATTATTGAGTCAGCAAATCTGTCTTGCTCTTGAATAGACAAAAGCCTATCACCTGTAGGTTCACTAGATTCATCTATAGTTTCTTCAACAATTTCAGCTTGCAGAATAGGAACTCCGTTCTCGTCAACTTCTACTATCTTGCCTTTATTAGCGGCTAGTAGAGCTTCAAAAGTTATACCTCTTCTTTGAGCTTCAGCTTCTAGTTGTTCTCTAGTTATCTTTACGCCTTCTATTTCGTACATATTACTAACCTTCTAGTTTGTTTAATGATCCTTGTATTAAAGCCTGCTGATAAATTTCATATTCTAGTTCCATAAATTCTTTTTGAGCCATAGATCTAGCTATAGGATCCATGCCAGCAGCTTCAATATCAGCTTGAGCAGCTATTAACTTTGGATTAGTTTTAAGAAACATTTTTCCTGCCTCGTTAAGTGGATGTTTATCTTTCCAATTGTTGTAAGCTTTTTGATCTTTAAAAGCAAAATTAGTAGGAACGTTGTTCTCGCTCGCTGTTTTACTTAGTTCTACTTGTCTTTTACTATACATTTCTGGATATAACCTTTTAAACATTGCTATAACTTCATTGTTGTCTTTGTTATTACCACCTGCAGCTCTTTGTAAATCTTGAGCTAGTACAGCTTGCTGAGCAGGATCTTTCATGTCAAACGATTCAATTACTTTGTAAACTGGTTTTCCAACTGCTTCTCCAGTTGCTTTATTTTCAGGTTGATAATCTTCTGTCTCTATAAATACCTTGTCACCTACGACTCTAACATTATCAATGTTAAAAGTCTTTCCACCGCTAGTAATACTGTGGTTTAGTAATAAGTTTTTATTTTGTAATGGATTTTCAAAGAAAGATATTGTATCGTTTATAGTGTCCATATAATATGGTTCACCTGTTTTTTCGTTTTTAGTATTAGGTGTTAATACTTCTTCTTTAACAAACTTAACAACGTTATCCATAGTAGCATTATCATTGTAAAACTTAGTTCCTAAATAAGAACTCATAATAGCGTTTTGGTTTTTATTTAACTCTGCTATTTGGTCTTCGTCCATGTCTTCAGTAAACTCATGCCAACCATCTTTAAACATGTTAGGATCTAGGTTTAATTTTGCAGCTATAGCACCTATACTATTAGGCGGCTCCCATTGTTGAGTGTCTTCGTTAAACTCTCCATCAGGTATTTCATCTTGCCAAACTCTTTTCATCAAGTTATCGTTGTTAATTAAATTAGCAACAGCTGGACTATTTGTAAGTTTTTCAATAGCTCCATCTCTTTTGTCAGGTACTATAGTTCTATATGTATATACTTTACCGGCTTCTAAATTATTCATTGGCTTGCCAGTTATAGGATTATTATCTCCTTTTACAAAAGTTTCGTAAGTAACAAAATCACTGTCGTTACTATCTGGTTCTACTTCTGCATTAAATATTTTATTACCTGTTTCACCTAAGTTAGGTTTTGTTTGGTACATGTTTTGCCCTTGGTTTTCCATTGTCAAAAGCTCATTACCGTTTACCATAGCCTCTGGCTCGCCGTTTTCTGCTGGTGCAAAAAAGTATAATTGACCGCCACGCTCTACTATGCCTATATTACCGCCATCACCAGCGCGCTTTAAAAAGCTTTTATTTTCAATAGAACCTACTGAAGACACATTACCATTAGCAGCATCCTCTTTAAATGCGGTTGCTTGTGCTCCTATAATCTGCACTTGTCTCTTGAACTGAGGAACTAATCCCATTATTTTAGCTAAACCTCTATTACCTTCTTGCTTAGTAATAGTACCATCTTGCATAGCATTTTTAATCTTAAAATAATTATCTACTTGTTCATTCCAGAAAACTTGTATGTTTTCATCTAACACTCTATTACCAGTAGTACCAAGCTCATTTAGTTTTGATCTTAATTGAAAGCCTGTTTGTTGATCTATTTGCTCTAGTTCTTTAGTGTATTTCTTTTGCTCTGCTATATGCTTTTGCATTGTAGCCATATCAGGCGCTATGCTTTTAGTAATATTATTACCACCAGCAACAAAAGCGTCAAACTGTTTATTTATTATTCTTTGTGGATTAGTAAAACTCATATTTATCCGGCTTTATCGGCTTTTACACCTCCTATTATACTTCCTGCTCCTGACACAGCAGCATTACCTATACCCATGATCGCAGCGCTTCTAGCAGCCATTTGATCTTGTTCGTTTTGAGCAGCGTTGTCTAACAACTTAGCTGTTCTGTCCATTTTAGCTTCATGAAAATTAATAGCATCTTTCTGCTCCATTTCATTACCTCTAGCTTTCATTTCATCTAGTCTTTGAGCACCTTCAGCTTTTAATCTCTGAACATTAGCCTCACCTTCAGCGGCTTTAGCTTTGTTTTGTGTTTCTTGAGCATTAATACTAGCAGCTATACCTCTCTTACTTTCTAGTGCAGCTTGAGCTAAAGCTGTTGCTCCACCAGCAGCTTGTCCTGTTTCCATCATAGCGTCTAAACTATTTGCTAGAGCTTGATCAGCTTGTTCAGCTTGCATTTTAAAAGCTTCAGTAGCTACAGTTAAATTAGCGTAAGGATTATCTAAGTTAGCAAACTGGTTAGTCATGTTTTCATAAGGATTTTTAAAAGCAGGTCTATCTTCTACTAAAGCATCTAACGCAGCTTGTTCTGCATCTTTTATTTCTGCTTGATCAGCGGCTGCATCTTTAGCTTTTTTAGCTGCTATAGCGTTTGTTGTAATTCCTGCTATTGTCCCAGCAATAGCTATGCCAGTCATAACTCCCATATTTATTGTTTTAAATTTTTAACTATCTCGTAAGAAGGCTTTTCATCTACTTGCCAACCTAATTCTTTATGCTTATTAATTAATTTTTTATTTCTACCAATAGTAAACATATATTTTTTATCTGCGTTTAGCACTATAGCTTCAGCTCCCATTATTAATGCTGTTATAGCTGCATCTCTGTCAGGTTCTCTGTAATCTGGATTAGATATAATCCATTCAAGTAAAACTGCCTTAGAGTTTGTCATATACAAAAAGCCAGCAACAATAGGCGTGCCATCTTTTGATTGTACCATTAGCCCACCAGTACCATTTTCTGGTAAAAAATCTTTTTCAATAGGTGGCCAGTCCCAAGCTTTCCACCATTTTTCTAAAGCCTCATAATCAGCTTCTGTTAATTTTCTTATATTCATATTAAATTAAATTATCTTGAAGATACATTGTAGTTAACACCTATTGAGTATAATTCTTTCATACCACCTGGATCTGTGTTAGTATCAGTAGAAAAAGTTATATCTAAATAATAACCTTTTAAACCGCTAATACTATCACCAAATATAACTTCCCCTGGTGCTTGTGTTGAATTATTAATAAAGTTTGCTACGTATCTATTTTCTTTTCTATCAAAACCACCTCTTAATAAAGGTGTGTTTACTGGATTAGCTGATGTTCCTGTATTACCTAGACCATCATAAGCTCCTTCTACATAACTGTTAATGATCTTAGCATTATCATCACTGAAACTAAAACCACCTGATAAAGCGCCACCGGTTGTTCTGTTTATATTTTTACCTGTTTGATCAGAAGTTATCACACTAGCTTTCCAGCCACTATCACCTTCATAGTCTATTGTTAAAAAGTTTTTCTGTAATGAAGGTTGAGAGTTTGCTACTATTGAAACTGTAGAAGCATTACTAGTGCCATAAAAAGTTCCATGAGAACTTGATGTTTCATAATGAGTATATAAACCCGTTAATTGATTAGTACCTTGCGATGTATAATCACCCGGCGCATATGGCTGATTATTGAGTGTTAACATTTGATTTTTTAAACTACCTATTGCCCCTGGCATATAGCTATAAAAACTTGGCCAACCATTTACACTGTCATCAAAGCCTAAAGTAAAAAATGTAGTGTCACGCATTGGTAAAGCATTGGATCCACTACTAGGATCACCTGTTCTAGCGCTATTGTACTGTAAAGAAACAATATATTGTTTATTATAAGCATCCCAACCACCATAAGCTCTACTTCTATATGGAGCTATTAATTTTAATCTACCATTAGACCCTGCATTCATAAAAGTAGTACCGTCTAATATTTTATCTGTAAATAAAACTCTATTAGTACTAATAGTCCCATAACCTAACACAGTAGCTGTAGTATCTGTATAAGTAGCACCAGAATCATTAGACCAAAATATTTTAGAACCTGGTATTACTTGAGATTTATTTAAATCAGGTGTTGCATTTAATGAAAAATAACTTACATCATTGCCTTGAGAGGTATTTATTGATGTTATATTTAAATCTTGAGTATATTCATTCGTGTAGTTATCATTTAAAGTAGCTAAATTATCTCTAAAAAAGTCTCGCATACCATATTCTGATATTTCAGTTATGCCATTACCAGACAATCTTAACACTGCGTTTCTATTTCTATCAACAAAATATTTTCTAAAAGCATATACCGCAAAAGACTCGGGATTTTTACTTATACCATACTCACCAGCATAAGGTATTATTTCTCCTAAAACTTGATTAGTAGTAGTTACACTACCGCCACCTTCAGCATTGTATATAGCATTTTTATCTATTAAAGCTCTACTACATTTATTCTCCTGCAAAACAACTACGTCATTTTCATCAGCATATATTTTTTGTATAGAACCGTACTGAGGATTAGTTGATCTAGTGATATTAGTCCCTACTGGAAATTCATTTGTTCTATTTATACCTGTTCTAGAATTAAATATACCTGAGTGTATTAAAGTATTAAACCTATGCTGCTGTAATGGCTCTTCTTCGTCTAAATAAGCTCTAACACCATAAGACATAGAGTTGTTGTTAAAACCACCTCTAATAAACATTTCTTCAATATAAAAGTTTTGGGTATTTACAGACTGGGTAGTAGTAACAGTATCAGGTCCATCAGTAATAAAGCCAGGATTAAATGTAAGCGGTGGTGCAAATACGTTATTAATAGGCCACGTACCTAAATTAGCAGCTGATCCAGTACCGCCTGGTATTGCGTCTGCTGTTCCTATCTGCTTCACTGGTTGAGGCGTTAAAATTCTTTTATTCCAAATAGAATTATAGTAATCTACTTCTATTAATGGTAGTGTGTTTGCCATATTATATAATCACTTATTTTATTAACTAATTTACTATATTAACTTTCAGTTAACCTTAAATCAAACTGAGATATTACAGTTGTTAATCCATTACCGTTTTGATCTGTGGCTCTTATTTCTACGTTTATATTTCCTGTTACATACTCTTGGCTGTATTTTCCAACACTTAAACTACATTGATCCTCACTAACTATTAAGCTTAATGCTAATCCTTCTATTGCAGTTGCTGGTATAAAGTTACTTACTCCAAACATAGTTGAACTTTTAACAAATAATTCCCAAGAAATACCTTGAAACTTATTTTGGTTGGTTACTTCAGATCCATTTGTTGCTTTAGATCTAGTAGTGTTTGAACCATCAGCATTATTCCAGCTAGTAGGACCTGGTGCTACTGGCGCACCAGTACCTAAACCTTGTGTAACGTAGTAAACAGTACCAGGCGCATTAACTCTAGAAGTATTAAATACTGGAGCTGCATTAGTTACAAGCGTAGATATATTAATACTGTATGGTACAGGTAGTATTGAAAACTGTAGGAAATCAAAAGTAATATTAAAATTAACATTATCTAAACCAGCATCACCAGAGCTGTACATTGGATTAGTTGCTGCTGTTTTTAATAAATAGGTATTATCACTTCCTTTTTGAGAAACAGTAAATGGTGCTGTAGCAATTGTAGTTCCGTTTTGATAAACAGCGGTGCTTACAGCAAGATTTTCTGCATTACCATATGTTATTAAATTGCCATTTTGATCTACTAGTTGAAACTCAGCTATAGTAATTGCTGAAGAGTACTGTCTGTCTTCATTAAAACTTACAATACCTAAAGGCGAAGTACCAGTTCCACCTGCTAAAGCTGTTACAAATTGCGTTGGTACAGTTAAGTTATCTCTTATTAAAGTGTTTAATTCTTTTACAGTACCTGATGTACTTGTTTCATAATATATTTCTATATTACTTATGGTGGGATTTGTTTCATATATAGCAGGTAAAGTTTCAGCTTCAGATGAAGGTTTAGCTATTTGTGAATCTGATCCTAGGTTAAAAGTGTTTTGTATTATGGCTGTAGGTGGATCTGTATCAGCGTTGTATAATCCGTTATAACTACCTCTTCTAAATATGTTTTCAAAGTTTCCAATTGATTGTACTTTCATTGTTTGTAATCCTGGGAATACAGGACCTGAAGCAGTTGTAGACAAAGGATAATAAGGTCTAGATGTAATAAAAGAACTACTTAACTCAGCTAGTCTAGGTATTAACTCTACATCACTAGTCGAATACTGTTGCTGTACAGGGGTTGTCTCATTTAAAGCTGGTGGTACTTTATTAGCGTTATCTGTTAATAAAGTAGTAACATTTAAAACACCAGAGCTAGCCTCTGTACTAAAAGTAGCTTCTACACTAGATTCATTTGCGGTAGCTGCTGCAGTTAATTCAAACTGAGTAAAATTTAAAATATTATTTATATAGTAAGTTTTACCACCTGGCGTAACTACTTTCATACCTTCCAATAAAGGAAACGTTAAATTTTCTATAGTACCTAAAGCATCTACAGTTGCTATTTTATTGCCACTAACAAAAGTACATGTTAAATCAAATGGCTTAATAACTGGTGATCCATTTAATAAGCTAGGTAAATAAACATTATAATAATCTTGTTCTAGCTGTTTTACTACTACTTTGTAACTATACCATCCAGTAGTATTACCAGCAGTGATAAAATCTACAGATTGTGAAACAGCTGGGTAAACAGCTGGATCTTCTCCACCTTGCGTAACTATATTATATCTATTTACAGAACTAGAAGGATATGGAGCTATACCCCATTGAACTACTACCTCATAGTCAATACCTGAAGCTGTCCACTTCATAATATCACCTGGTTGTATTGAATCTCTAGCTCCACCGGTTGGTACTTCTATAAATTTATTTGTCGTATCAGATGTACTTATAGTAGTCGTAGCTAAAGGATCTTCGTATAAACCTGGATAACCACTAGCATAATTAATTGTCTGAGGTACTTGCTCGGTAAATAAAACTTTTAATGAATCACCTGGCCAGTTAACAATACCAGAATTAACTACGTTATTGCTAGCTGGACTAGCTGTTAAAGGTTGTGTTACAGATGGTAAATAACCGTGGAATAGTGTTGACCCAAAAAACGTCTGTGGATCATTTGCAAATGTTCCTGTTTGCAAGATAAAGTTAGTGTCAGTAAATCTTGACAATATCACATCAGATGATCTACCATACCTGTCTTGTAATATTAAGCCTACTTGATAAGTTCTATTTTGTTTTAATGTATGATTAGGATATGATACATTGCTAAATTTTCCAGGTAAATTAGTACTTATATTATTTGACTGATTTTGTGAAGTACTTCCTGGTGTTAGTTTTCTACCAGCAGAAACGTAAAACGCTAAGCTTTCAGGTGACGTGTGTTTATCAAAGAAATTACCTAATATTACTCTATTTCCTGACGATGTTAAAGTTTTAGCGCGAACAGGTACGTTGTCATACACTCTAGTAGTTTCAGAAGATCTAAGAGTTTTAATTGGCTGTTTAGACTGATATACGTATTCTAAAAAATTAGTTGTATTAGAAGTTACAGAAGTGTCATTTATGTCAATAGTTTCTGCTACTTTAATACTTAACCCCATAGATTCTTTATATAATATATCTATTTCTTTTACTTTTAAATTATTAGATAAAGTATTTATAGCATATTCACAAGGTATTTTTAGTTTAACTTCAGTAATTTCATTTTCCATAAAGTCAACTATAGTATTTTGACCTGCTTTATATTCTTGAGGAATATAATTATTATCATCTGACCCTGTACTTTTTTGTCTACCAACTTCTTTTAAAAAATATCCTTTTTGCTTTGGTATAAATACTTCTTGAGTGAAAGGTGCAATAACAGAATATTGTCCGTCATCATATCTAAACCTGTATGAAAACCTTACAAACTTATCTTCTAAAAATTTTTGATCTCCTGGAAAATTATAATTATAATATTTATTAGGCCAATGTACACTAACAATATCACCTGCATTTAGTATTTGGTTAGCATTAACACCTGTTAAAGTTCCATTAACAAAACTACTAAGTTCTGATACAGTAAAACTTTTATTTGCTGCAGCAGGATCACCAACGCTTGTTATTACATAATACTTGTTAGGGTCTAAACTAGGGTGTGTTATTCTAGCATAACCTACTGCCGCTGTACCAGTATTTTTAGGAAAATGATTATTTATTTGAAATGATTCCCAAGTGCCACCACCTACAATTCTTTCTAAGTAATTATAAGGTGATCGCGTACCATATTGGTATAAAGCTTGTGCATAATTATAATTTCCAGAAGCACTGTTAGTATATACATATCCACCTGCACTAGCGGTAACACTATCAAGTCTAAGTTTAACTTGATCTTCTCTTAACCAAGGTGAAGCTACGTCTTTTGAATTTTGATCAACAAAATAAATAGTATATCCTAAAGTTGCACCATCTGGATCGTTTTGAACCGTCATTTGATTACTTAAATCTCTATCAACAAAAACTGCTACAGCAGTTCCACCTGTAAAAGGATCTGTAGGAAGGCTAGTTAACTCTTGCACATAGGCTACTTTAAATTCCCATATGTTATTATCGTTTCCTTTTACATATCCTTGTAGTCCAATATTATTTGTTAGAGCTGCTAGCATAGTAGAACTCATTACCGCTTTGTCAAATAACAATAAAGGATATATAGAGTCAAAATCTTTATAACCTCCTAGTCTCAAGTCAGTAGCCCCTGTTAAACATCCAGCTTGAGAATATTCTTCAAAAAGCTGCATTGGTTTATGAGGATAATACTTAGCTAAAGATACGTGATCTTCGTGAAAGTAATAATTAGGGTCTGACTCAGCGGTTTCAACATTTATAATTCTTGGTTGATTTCTATTGTCTGTCCAAAACAACTGATTTTCTATCATCGCTACATCAAGTATAGGACTATTGTAAGAAAAATTTAAAAACCTACCAGATACTATAGTAGATATAGTGTTAGCTGTTAAATCTGCTACAATTATTTTGTGTGAACTGTTAGGTGAAGCAAATAAAGATATTTGATCTGCTGAGCTATCTTGAAAGTCAGTTGCGAATATATATACTTTATCAGTATCATTATTTATAAACCAACCAATAAATTGTAGTAAATATACATTTGGTGCTAACGAAGTATCAGATGTTAATTGATTAAAAAGTAAATTACCTAAAATATTTTCTAATGCTCCTACATCATCAGATTCTGATCTAGAAACAGCAACGTTTTGAGCGTCTCTATATTCGTCATTACTTAATAGTCTAGCGTCTAAGTCTTTGTTCATCTTAGACTGAGTAAATGTATGATTAAATTTTCTTTGAGTCATTTAATTTAATGTTTAATCCATTTAGATTGACCTCTGAACACCTGAACTATTTCATCTAACTTTAACTCAGATAATCTTAATTTAGCGTTTCTTGTTTTAACATATGAATCTCTTTTTAAAAAAGCCTTGGTGCCACCATCTACATCATTTCTAGTCATAGCAACTCTGTACAATATCTGAGCATAGAAAGCTTCTTCAGCTAGTTTAGGTACAATACTATTAAAATCAATACTTAAACCATCAGATATGTAGCTTAATTGTATTACTTGGTTAACTAAACCAGCGCTAAAAGTAAACATACCGGTTCTTTGATTTATACTAAACCAACCATTTCTTTGTGTAGTTTCAGGATTTAATCCGTATCTACCACCATAAGCTTGTTTCCACCATTGATAATTATAAACACCGCTATCATCATAAGGGTCGTAATCACCTACAATTTCTCTATCATTTGCATCTTTCCATCGGTCTTCTATAACAGACTGAGATGCGTCTAAGTTGTTTCCGTAAGAACTCTGTGTAGGCACGCCAGTAGCACCATCAATTATAGGTAATTCTGTTGGATTACCACTTAATCCCCACAGTGGATATATAGTATGCATTATACCTAACTGATCAGCCCAAGCTACGTTAGTGTAGTTAACATAGTCTCTAGGTATCGGTACGGTTAAATTAGTTGGTACAGTTAACTCTTGTGATTTGTAAGCTTTTAAAACATCATAAGATAATTCTTGCATAGCTCTTCTAGTGTGAAACAGTATTTGACTTCTACTTATCTTAGTTAGTATTTGACCATCACCTGTATAAGCTAGTTGAAAATTACTTATAATATCATTTAGTGTTAAGTAGCTGTAACTACCGTAGTTATCACCTGTGGCTATATCAGTTAATTGTATAAAAATAAAATTGCCGTTAGCAGGAGCTGAGCCCTGTATATTTTTTAATATAATAGTATTGTTGGTAGTGTCAGTTACTGCTACATTTTGAACAGGTACTTGATTACTGTCAGCAGGTATAGTTGTAGCTGTAGCTAATATATGAACTTTAAAATTACCTGTATCTCTAACTTGCGTACCTGAATTAACATCGTCATAGTTGCTAATTAGTGTAGTGTTAAAGTCTGGAAAATCCCAAACCAACTGCACGCCACCTGATTTGTTTTCTATAGGACCATATTGTCCTGCGTAATACTGCTGATCATTTTCAGTTAGTGGAATTGTTGCTGCTGTTTTATTTGGCATAATTTATTAACTTTGTTCTAGTGAGTCTTGTGCAACTGCAGCTTGAGCAGCTTGTTGTACTATTTCCTGATCTCTTACTATGACACCAGCGTACATTAATATTTTTAATATAAGTTCAGTTTGATCTACATCTGATATTTCAAAATCAGTAGAACTACCAGAAGCATATACATAACCACCTACACTATTTACAGTAAAAGCCCATACTGGATCAGCTGGTTTCTTAACATACTCTATAATATAACTTTGAGCACCTGTACCATTAGTTGCATTAGCAGCAGCAGTAGCTACGCCTGGTAATATATTTAAAGTATTTCCTTCCAAATAACATATTGGATGACTTCTTGTGGGTGATGTTAACTGAGAACGTCTAGCTTGTAAAAACTCATGACGTGATAATTTTTCAACTTCAACTGGAAGTTTAGCACTGTCTGTATATTCTAACATACCAAATCTATTATTATCAGCAGGTAATGTTGTTTGACCGAATATACCAGATAAAGCTACAGTTGCAGTGGCTTGCGTTTCAAATGTAGCTATTTTTTCTTCTAGCAATTTAACTCTGTTAGCGTATTCTGTATCGTTACTAGGCTGTCTTAACATTTGATTTAAGTTTTCAAAGTAACTTTCAAATATTTCTAATTGTACTTGCCTACCTAAATTATTAAATTCATAAGGTGTTAAGAAGCCTCTTTGTTCTTTATTAAGAATAGTAAGAACAGTAGTATATACAGTGTTTACGTTTATTGCCATTTTAATATTTTAAAAAGGGCGGCGTAAACCACCCTTAATTATAATCACTTGTTATTTGAATTTTTTATCTATTGATTTGTAAACTTCCATACCTTCGTCAGTCTTAAACCAAGCGGCCATAGCTGAATATGGGTTTTCATCAAATGGAATATTCATTAATTTTCTACCATTGCTTTTCCAAGTAAAGCTTCTTTGATCTTGTGAAAGATCTATTATTCTTTCTTCTACAGCTCTAATGGCAAAATTTCTAAGAATTACATTTTCATCATTTGCTAAGTTGATAAGTAACTCTGGGTTTCTTTTTGCAAATAATAATAAATCTCTTCTAAGTTCTTTAGATGATAAAGAACTAACAGATGATCCAACTTCTACTCTTAATATAGCTTCAGCTTGTTCAATATCCATTTCATAAGCCATATTCAGAGCTTGTATTTCATATTGTAAATCTTCAAACTGATCTTCTGCTTCTATTATTGGATCAAATTCTTGAAATATAACACCTTTATGAGGGTGTTTATCTAAAAATTCTTGTAAATTTCTTTTTTCTTTAGGAACAAATAAATGCCCAGTATTAAACATTATATGCTTTAACGTGGCTGCTCCTTTTTGTTCATCAACAAATATACTTTTCATATTAGTAGCATATCTCATTTCTCTTTCATATCCTTGCTCTGGATCAAACCATACTAAAGGGTATCTTTTAGAATGTCTACTTGGTATAGTATATGTTAACGGTGTTTTATTACCTACTAAGTAATAATTTCTATCTTTGTATTCCCAGTTATCTACTGGTTTAGCTTCAGCTTTTTTTACTGGAGCCTTTTTTGTTTTTGTTTCTTCCATAATATAATATAATATAATAATTAAAAAAGACCCCGCCGAAGCGGGATCTTAAATATAACCTTAATTATGATAAAGCTGATGAAAGCTTTAACGTAATAACCGGTGTAATTGTTCCTACTAGTACTCCAGTAGAAGTTACTTTTTGTTCAACAATTGGTCCAACTAAAGCTGGTCCACTTGTTCCCATTGCAAGACCAAATGCACTTGCAAATTCCTCTAAGTATTCTGCCTCAGTCTTAGTGAAAGAGTTAGAACCACCTTTAGTATAGACAACATTAGCTTTAGCTAATTTACTTGATCCCATATCTAAAGCATAGAGAACATCAATTGTAAGTGTGTTACTTGATATTACTGCTGTAAGTTGTAGTATGCCTTCGGCTTGTACAACTTTATTTGTAGTTAATTTTACTAAACCCATAATTTCTATATTTTAAATGTTAATAAATAATTAAGCTCCTTTGAATAACACGAAGTTATTAGCGGCTTGTGTAATTAAACATCTTTCAGATAAGAAATTAACTCTCATTGTATCTAAATCAGTAGTGTAAGCACCACCAACAGATCCAGTGATCCATGCTTTGAATCTTCGATCTTCAGTTTCAGAAGCTCTATATCTTACGTGTAAGAAAGGACGTCTGATATTTGATCCTAACATTTGGTCATATACTGTAGATGTACCAGCAGGTATCATAACACCATCAATAGCGTTAGACATACCTCTTGTAGTAGCATCATTTAAGTATTTCCAGTCAGTTTTATAGAAGTCATAAGAACCTCTTCTAAAACCAGAGAAACCAAAGTTAAGAGCCATTTCAGCTTCGTTATCAAATAAACCGTAAGAAGCAGCGTTGTTTGAAGCGTAACCACCATTTGTAGCAGCTAACATATCATCAAAATCAAGAGCAGTTTGTCTTGATAAAAATAACATGTTTTCTTCAATAGCACCTTGCTTATCTAGTTGCTTTAAGATCTCATCGAAATCTCCTAATGCACCTGAACCAGGAGCAGCAGCACCAGCAAAACCAGAGTATACATTACCTCTTGCTTCGATAGCAGCAAATAAACCTTCAGAACCTTTGATGTTTTGAGCAGCACCACCTGGTCCAAAATTAGCACCAAAAGCTACTGTGTTAGCTTGAAGTTCACCTTCAACCATAGCCATTTCTAAGTAATCTTCAAATCTTAATCTTGTTTCAGACTCAGACTTTAGATACCATAAATAACCAGATGTTCCGTCTTCAGTAGCAACTTCGATCCAACCTATTTGAGCGGTATCAGATCCACTTAATTCATAGTTATCTTTTAAGATAATTGGTGAATTAAAGTATCTTGTGAAACCTGGCTCAATAGCTCCAGCCATTCCGTTACTTCCTTTTGGAAATTCAGATCCATATACGAATACACTACAAGTACCTCCAGTAATAGCGGCAGGTGCACCAGCAGCATTTGTTTCGTATAAAATACAATCAATTGTATAACCGTTAGTAGTTACACCAGAAGTTCTATCAGTTACTAAAGCTTTAGCAGAAGATAAACCTGTAGCGTTATCAGTAATTAAGATAGTGTTACCATCTCTAATTGCTGAAGTAGCTGGGTTATCTGCACCAGGCGTAATAGTAATTGTAATACTTGAACCAGCGTTAGCTGCTACAGCACAATTATCATATGCAATGTGTAATCTATTTTGTTCAGACCAAATTACTTGATCCGATGTCATTGGCATTTCAGCGCCAACCATTCGTAGGAAACCAGCTAATGTTCTGTTTCCATATCTTTCTACCTCTTGCTCATATAGCTCAGGTAGATATTGTTGTGCCCATGTATCAAAGTTTGCGTCAGCAAAATCAATATAGTTATCTTGTACGGTAACTTGATTTGGCATTGGCGTAATTGATGCAGGGAACGAACCTCCTGTTGTAAAACTCATGTTTTATTTTTTTTATTATGATTTTTTCTTAATTTTCAACCTAGAACTATCAACTCCAGTAATTGCTCTTACTTTCCAGCCATTAGGCATAGTAGCTTCAGAAGCCACTGGTTTTACCTCGTTATTAATGTTTTTAGATTTTGCTATAACATCTCTAGTTGCATCGGCTTTGCCTTGCTCGTAAAAGTGCTGCGCTAATCTATCTGCATTTCTAGCTGCGTAAATAGCTTTATGATAATCTTCCATATTGGTTATGTTTCCTTCTTTGTCAGTAAATTTACTAATAAATTTAGAAACATCCGTTTGTGAGTTTATCATTTCTTGTGGGTTTGAAACACTATATCTAAAAGCTTTTTCTCCAACATTAAATTCAAAACCTTTGAATTGTTCTTGAAAAAAACTTTTTGTATTGTTTACAAACTCATTTCTTTTTTCTGTTATTTGTTGTTGTTCTTGGTTGTATCGTTGGAAAAAGTCCATAGCTTTTTTCTGCTCATTAGTAACAGATGGCCTCAACTTGATTTCATCATAATATTTACTTTTCATTTGCTCTAAAAAGTTCTTGGCTTTCGCAACTTCTTCTTTGTATGCAAGCTTTTGCTTACGTACAAATCTTTCTTCGTCCGCTTCTTCATCAAAAGCAAAGTTATCTTCCATAACAAAAGTAACTTCTTCATCTGTAAGATGCGGTCTAGTCTTTTTATAATATTCTCTAACAAGTAGTTTATCGTCATACTTGTTATAATCTTTATTTAAAGTAACATAATCTTCTACAGTTCCACCTGTATCTTTCATGAATGTTACTAGCTTTTCTACGTTTTCAGGTAATTCAACACCTGTAACTTTTTCATCTCTTATAGCTTCTTGAGCTTTTTTCTCTAACTCTTTAGCTTCTTCTTTTACTGGCTTTTCATTTATTACCTCGAGTTCTTTGTTCTCATCTTTGTTTTCGACCTTTTTGGTAATTTCTTCAAGTCTTGGCTCGGATGTTCTCTCCTCCACTTTTTCCACATCTTTGGTTTGTTTATTCTCATCCACGACTCCTGTGCTTTGCTTTGGAACGGCATCTTCTTTTATTTCTAGTTTAGTTACTTTTTTTTCCTGTGTTAACTTTTTAGGTCTACCAGGTTTTCTTTTCATTGTGAGAGGTTGTTTTGAATCCACCTCTGCCTCTGTTTTTACTTTTGACATAATATAATATAATATAAGTTATTAAATATTTAAATCTTGATTTTGTTCAAAATTTATGGGTAATAAGTTGTTTTGTTTTTGATCAGCAATAGCACTTTGCTGAGTACCTACTATCTTAGTTCTTTTATCTTTTCTATTTTCAATTTCCAGTTCGCGAGAAGCTTCTGTATTTACTTTCTGTTGACCTAACTGCATGTTGTAGTTAAATTCTAATTCCATTAACTCACGTTTTATTTGAGCCTCTGTTCTCATTCTTTCTATCTCAAATTGAGATTTACCTTTTTCAAACTTAAGTTTAGTATCTAGTTGAGCTTCTGATTTTTGTACTTCTGCAAGAGCGGAAGCTTCACTTGCTTGAGCGTTAGCTTGTCCTTGAGCTTGAATATTAGCTAAGTTAGCAGCTTGCGCAGCTTCTGCAGCTTTCTTACGTTTTAGCTTAATCATTTGATTAGCTAGCTTTAAGTTTCTAACTTGCCTAATATCTATAGCATCTTCTAAATTTATACTACCGCTAGACAATGCTGCTTGAATGTTCTGCTCTAATTGCTCTTTTTCTTTTTCATCTGGAACTAAGTCAAAGTAAATGCCAAAATCATACAGGTGTATAGTTGACAAATCCTCTAATTGACCAACGTTCCATGTTGAAATGCTATTTTTTAAAGCTTCTTTTGTTAAATCAAATTCAATACTATCAGAAGTTCTAAGCACTATGTTTTCACAAGTTTTAACAGTTAAATACAAATAAGCATTTAATATATGTTTTGTTGCTGTATTAGAATTAGCAGCTGCAAGTTTTTGTAAACCTACTAAAGAATCTGAGTTTGGCATACTACCATCTCTAGCTTCATTAAGTCCGGTTACGTCTCTTATCATTTGTAAATAATACTGATATGTAGATATTAAAGAATTTATTTTTTGACCACCATCACTTTTAACTAATTCTTGTATTGGTATTCTACCTGGATTAGGATCACCTTCAGTTGTCATTGATCTACCTAATATACTACCAGTTTGAAAATACATATTCAAAGCTTCTTTAGCATTATACGTAGTACCGTTTCCTAAGTCTACCTCAGCTAAACCATCAACATCTAAATAAACACCATCAGGTATTACTTTAGATATTACTTGCTGTATTTTTAAATGAGTTAACTGTATCATATCTGCAAAACCAGTCATACGACTTACAAGGCTTTCTATTCTGCCACCATACATTTTAGGGCAACAGATATTATAATTCATATTTACTTTAACTAAGTTAGATTTTGGCCTTGTCATATTTTCAGCCATTTTCCACTCTAACATCATATCGTAACCTAAAACTTTAGCGCCACTATAAAGTACTTCAATTGACCTACTAACTCTATCAAAGTTTTCATTTTCATTTGGATCAAAAGTATCTGGTTTTTCTAAAGCTTTTTCTAAACCTGTGGTAGTTCTTTTTATTTTAAAAACCTGCTCACTAAAAGTCTTGTATTCAAAATAAAGTATATAAATATAATTACCATCTCTTTTGCCATTTCTGTTATATAAGAAGTTTCCATTACCTTGATAGTCTTGTAGCTTTTTAAGTTCTTCACCTGTTAAGTTAGGAAATTGTTTCTTACAGTCTGCTAAAGATAATGCTTTTACTTCGCCTACATACCATAGGTCTTCAAAATTTGGATCTTCACTATATGAATAAACTAACTTAGAAGGGTCTACATAATCAACTTTAACACCTTCAGCTTTGTTCCAAGTTGTTTTAACAGCTCCAATACCTAGTATTACTAAATCTTCTATTACACGTTTTTTCTTTAAGTTATATCTATTAAACTCTAAAGTATTGTTAATAGCTTCTTCACAAGCTATTTCACTTGCTTGCTTATAGCTTAACTGCATATGAAGATCAAGCTCTTCTTTATTTTCTGGTAATTCTTCTGGCTTGTTAGTATTGAATAAATCCATACTCAACACGCTTTGTATTTGTGCTAAAAATTCTTTTGCTTGCATATCTCTCAATATGTCTTCTGCGTATTTAGATCTAATACGTCTTGATTCTGGATCTTGTGCAAAAGCTTTAATATCATAAAGCTTATCATCCATACCGTTAACTACTATGTCTACAAACTTAGGTATAATAGGAACAGGTTTCCAGTCTAAATTTAAATAACTTAAGTCACCGTTAATAGCTAGTTCATCTTTGTATTTTTGAACTGGTTGTTCTGCTCTAGCATATAATCTACGTAGCCTAAAATTATTGTAATTGCTATTAAACCTGTTTTCAACTCCAGATCTAGTTCCACTAAACCAATCACCTTCAATAGCCATACCAACTTGGCGGCCATAGTCCATGCTTTGTTTAGCTTCATCAGGTACTACCTGATCTGGAAAAGAACTATAAGTGTTTGTAATTTTCGTCATTTATTATATTATTTGTGAAAAGGATCCTTTATTATTATATCTACGTATTCCTAAGTTAATGTTTTGTTGAACTCTAGTAGGAACTGGTCTATATTTGTTTTTATTACAAGCCATAATGGCTAATCCTGAACTAATAGAAGCATCATATTTAGTTCTATTATTAATATTAAACCTACTCCAGTCATCTAAAGTTTTTTGAAAATACATATCACCTACTTTGTTTTCAAGTTGGCCTACGTAATTTTCAATATAATATTCAATAGCAGCAGCGTGCGCTTGCTTAATGTCTTCGCTTGAGTTAGGTATACCACCTATTTCTCTTTCAGCTACAGATAATTTGTTGTATATTTTATCAGGACGATTCATACTAAAACCTCTATAACCTCTACGTTTTAAATAATATAATAATCTTGGTTTATTGTTTTCAGCAAGTATTGGCATACTGTAAAATGCTAAGGCCATTAATACATCTTCAAAAAATATTTCAGCTGTCTGAGGTCTAGCTATATACTCTAAGAAAAAATGATTAGGTGGTGCGTCTTCCATAGAAAACTTTGTTAATCCATGAAGTGCTCCTTTAGAGCCGCGACCATCAACAGTACCGCTAATGTCGTAAGAATCACAGCCGAAAGCTCCAATATGTTCGTTACCTGGATATTTAGTTCCATTTTTTGTTATTATATTATTTTGCAGCTTTAATGGTGGAACCCATGAAACTAAAAACCTACCGTTTTTGTTTGGGTAAAATTCTACTTGAGAATCTTTAACTCCATCTAACCATTGAAAACTACCTTGTGCTACAGAAGATATATTATTTAGTTCTTCGTTAATATCTATTTGTTGATATATTTTAGTTAAATTAAACAAACTATCTTTAGTTTCATCTCTAAATGCGTGAGCTTCAGTTCTTGGAAATTGTCTGTAGTACTCGTTTAAAGCATCTTGATCAGATTTTAATCCATCAACTTCGTTGTTCCAGTGTTGTATAACTCCTGTTGTAATATATCCACCATCAATTGTTTTGACTGGATCTTTTGGGTTTGTAAAGATAGGTAGTCCGAAAGAATCCATGAATCCTTCGTAGTTCCACTCCATAGGTATGAACAAGCTATAGAGCCCAGAAGTTGTTTGTCCGTTTTTATTTCTTTTTGTAACGTCTGAATTGTAGTATAGTTTTTTAAAGTTGTCTCCACCTTTGTCTAAAGCATTTGAAGTTGAGCCCATCATACATTTACCGACGATTCTAGAACCAAGTCTTAATGTAGTTTTTGTAACTCTCCAGTTGTTTAATATATTATCAGGTCTTTCCCATTTACCACTTTCGTCATGAGCTAGTATTTTTAGCTTTTCACCATCATAAGAGTTGTCACCTGTGTTTTTCCAGTCAATAGTTGTATCAAGTCCGTCTAGTTCTTTAAGCTGTTCATTGCTTTCCATCTTTCTTCTAGTAAGCTTGGATGCTGGAACCCTATATGCCAACTCAGTCTTTGGCCGATCCATACCGTCTTGAATTGGTTTGAAGAAAAATGGATAGTTAACAGATATTGGTACAACCTTATCCGTAAACATTTTTTTAGCATCAGCACCTGACTTAGAGAGTATACCAAATCTACAGTCTGAGGATATTGTGGCTTGATTAACAAGTTCTGAGCTTGCCATAAAGCTAAATCCAGATCGTCTGTTTTTAAGGTAACAAATTCCGTAACACCTATGGTCTGCTTTACAGGCTTCCCAAAATATAAAGAATAATCTATTTGACTCTCTGTATTCTGGCGCTCCAATGTCAATTTTTGACCATTGCAAGTACATGTAATGAGTACCAGTAATGTAAGTATCAATACCATTATTACAAAACCAAAATCCTTTTTCTCGTCTAGTAAATTCATTATCAATATAATCGTACCATTTTTCTTTAAAATCTAAAGAGTATTCTTCCCAGTCAAATCTTGTTTTAATTCGTTGTAGCTCTTTTGGGTATTCAAATTTTGCCCATCGTTGCTCCTCTTTTTTTTCGCTTCGTTTAAACGGTTCACTTGCTGCTGGTAGAGCAATGCGGAGACCTTGTATTTCAATGATTGTTCCAATTTTACCTGTTTTACTTATTACTACAAAATCATACTCCACATTATAACCATACTCCCACTTTTTAAATCTATTGTTTTTAGCTAATATCTTGGGGTTAATAACATCTTTTATTTCTTTACAAAGAGTTTGTTCGTAAATCACTTGCTTCTCCCTTCTGCAAAACCTTTAAATGACTTTACTTCTTTTGTTTTATCTTCGCCATTTAATGCAGCTTCTTCTTCTTCAATACGTTGTAGTATTTCAAACGCATCCATAATACAAAGCTTTTTAGTTGCTGCAGCATTCTTTAATCTATCAGCGCTTATGTCTTCACCTGTATCTACTATAGGCTCTTTAGCAACTTTAATTAACTCATTAACTGCTTTTTGTCCAGCTTGGATTATATTCTTTCTCGTCTCCTTTGTTTTCATGAGTTAAAGCTATATTATTTGATTTCATACAATAAAGTCGTTCATCACCTATAATAAACTCAAACTCTGAGTTAGGTGTAAACGTTACAAGTGTTCCAGGTGTTATTCCTACGTCTTCTAAGGAACTATTGCTATATCTAACTATACCAACGTTAGGTTTCTCTTTTAGTGTGTTAAAACTATCTGTATCATGTACTGGTGAAATAAAGCAATAGTCATTAAAAGCCTTACCATTATACATGTATATCTGGTTAGGTGCACAAAAATATAAGTCGTCTTTAAAATAAGTTGCGCTATTACGTTCTTTACCTTTTTGATCGTACCATCTTCTAAACAAGTTATGATGTACATATAACTTATCTCCAACTTTAATAGGTGAGCTATAAGCAGCTGGTATAGAAACAACAACTGCTTCTTTGCTCACGAATAGGTGGTTTTCTATAGTGGTATTAATAATAAGTGTTTTATCACCTACTTTTCTTATATTGTCATATCTTGATTTAAGAGGTTTGACAATAAAGCTATATAAGCTTTTCATTAATATTTAAGATCGTATTCAACAGATATAGCCATATTATTATTAAACTTTTTCCAAGGAAGTACTTCGCTAGATTTAGTTATAAAAATATTATATGAATTGTCTTTATCGTCAAACAAAATATTAGATATTGTATGACCACCATAAACTTCTTGATCTAAAGAATAATGCATAGCATCATTTTTATAATCAGAACCTATACTAATCTTCCTTATTACTGACATCTTCTTCGTTTCTTGTCCAATCACCAGTTTGAAGATCAATATTTATATGACCATACTTATCTTGTAATTCTTTTTTAGTACCATCTACTGTAACATTAGCATCAGCTAATTCATGAAGTAGTGCGTGTTTTTTAGATTCAAGATAACCTAACTCCATTAGTATAGAGTTGACTTTATTTTGTTGTTGTTGAATTTTATCTAGTTCTGCTTTGGTAACTTTACCACGCATTCTATTCTTTATATTTGACATTTGATTTAATTTAATTGTTTGTTTTTGTTTTAGTATATTGCTACTAAATTGGAACCTGATACAACACCTTTTGCTAACATAGGTGCTTTGTCTCCTACAACTGTTCCTGGTTGTACTTTTGGAAATACTACGTTTGTACCTGCTTCTGTTATTATTTCAACACTTTGTTCTGCATTACCATTATATATTACAGCTCCTCTATCATTAGTAGCTAAACCTGGTAAAGTTAAACCATCTGCTAAAACAGTAAGTTTAGCACCTGTCCCACCACTAGTTGCTGCATCAAGTGTGATTAAATTATTTACATCATAGCCACTACCTGCTGTTATAATTTCTACAGCTTGTAATGTTCCAGCTGCTGACACTTCAGTTATGTTAACTTGAATACCTGTTCCACCACTAGGGGTAGTTGCACCTGACTGGCCAAGCGTATCGCCTACATCTGATTGATCATAACCAGATCCGACTACACTTATACTAACAGCTTCTATTGCTGGTATTCTTATATTTATTGCCCCAGCTATAACTGCCGCAGCGTCGTGGCCAAACACTCTTGGTTGAGCCATCATATTTCCTTCTAAACCTCTCATGTTTATTTATTTATTTTTGTTATTTTTTCAGCACCACGACTTCCGAAGTATGCTACGTAAACTGTTACCAGCAATGTTTTTAATAAGTTTATCCATGACTCATCTACATCAAATTGTAAATGAAATGAATCTACAGCCATCATAAATACAGCTGATGTAGTTAAAAATATTAAAGCTAACGGTCTAGTGTTTTTACTTAACCAAGAATCTGATTTCATATCAGATCTCCATCTGCTAGATACTTCTTTCATTTCAGCTATATCTTGTTCTATAAGCTTCATAGCCTGCTCTTTATCTACTTCATCAATCTTACTATCACTTGATATAAGATTTTTTACTACACCAAGAGTTCCTTGATTAGGTAATACGTCGCCTAACGCTTGTAAAACTTTAGGAGCTTTACTAGCTAAAAATGCTCCTACTTTAGTTTCTTTAAATGTTTTCTTTTCCATTTAAATATCGAATTTTTGATTATTTAATTCTGCTATTTTCTTTTGAAGCTCTGCTTCTTTTCTATTAATTTCATTAGTGTGAGCACCTTTAATTCTTCCATCTTCGTCTCTATATTCAGCGTTTAATTTATCTATTGCTTCTTGCTTTTTTAACTTTTGAGTATTAGTTCCTGTAAATATATCTGGAAATGCCTCTTGAGCTTTAGCTAACTCTGTTGAAGTTAGTTCATAATTACGCTTCTTTTGTTTAGTGTTTTCTCCAGTAATAGCTTTTCTAAGATCACTATATTGTCCACTAGAACCTTTCATACCTGCTTTTGCAGCTGCTTCTTTTTGTTCTTCAAGTAATTGCGCAAGTGTGACGTCACCAGAGGCGACTGGGTCACTAGTTCCTGTTTTTGGCTTGTCATAAACAAACTTCATGTTATCCATAGCTGCCGCAGTTGATCCATATTCTTTTACTAAAGCTTTAAAGTCTTGACCTGGTTTTAATGTTATACTACCACTACCGTATTCAATCTTTGGTAAATCACCACCTTTAGTAAAAAGATCATCATAGTAATTATAGCTTGCCATTTTATCTTTATACTCTTTTTCAACTTTGCTAAGCTGATTTCTAAATTTTGCGTTGTATTGCTCAGCGCTCATGCCAGAAGGTTTGTTTTTAAAACTTGAAGATTGTTGTATAGAGTCAACGCTTCCACTTGCACCTTTAGTGAGTCCTTGCCAATTTATCCTGCCTTGATCATCTCTTTTAATATCTATAGTACCTTGCCCATCACTATTACGCCTATGAATTAACTTCCCTGTTTCAGGAGAAAAATAAACCGTATCTCCTGCATAAGGTGTTCCAGAAGGTGTTGGATCTCCTTCATTTAAAGCAAAAGGTGTAAACTTTTTAATCATAGTTGGTCCAAAGTTTTCATTCATTGAAACTTTACTTTTATCACGTTTTCTTCCAAATTTATGTCTAGAACCAATTTTTTGAAAAGCAAGTGGTGTATCATCTTTCATATTAGGTGGTCCATCTAACTTATTAGGATTAGGCCTCATATCTTTTTCTTCTAAATTGTCACCAGCTTTATAAGCATCTTTTTCCCAAGGTAAAGACTTATCACTTTCATTAAAGTTTTTTCTGTCAACTTTTTTAACACCTTTGCCATCTAAATTGTGGTAAACAGCATTATCATCATAAGCTAGTTTACCATCCATCATATCTTTTAAATGGTGATCCTCGTGAGACTCCGCTTCTTTTCTAAGTTTAGAATTTAAAGGAATATTTTTATTAACGATCATAGTGCCGTTATCATTAGCTTTAGCAACTAAACCATTATCATCGCCAACATTATCAGGTGTAAACGGAACTTCATACCTTGCAACGGGATCTATACCGTAAGGTGCTTTTAATTTAAACTTTGCCATATTAACATCTCCAACGTTTTCTAGCTGCTTTACCTCTCTCACCAGTCCAACTTTTTGATCTAGCACAAAAAGATTTTCTTCTAGCAGCATCTTTACTTCCAGGTTTTACATTCTTCTTCGTCACAGGAGCAGAAAGTGTGCTACCTGGATTTTGTTTTTTATATTTAGCTCTACCTGCCGCTGTCATACCAGCACCCTCTTTAACAGACAAAAAGTTTCTACCTTTACCTTTTGTAGTTTTACGTAGAGAAGGTCCACTTGACTTTCTACAACTACCTTTCTGTCCAGCGCTAGTGCCAGGAACTCTTTCATAACCTTTCCAACAAGATAAACCGCCTACCATTTTTTCTTCTTGCTAGGAACTTCAACTTCTTTAACTATAACGGTTGTTTTAGGTTTTCTATTTTTTAGTTCCTCTAATTGTTTATTTAGCTCTTCTAACTTTCCATCTGCCTCAGTTCCGTCTTTTACTAAAGTAGAAGTAATTTTAACTTCTTCTTTTAATATATCTTGAGTTGCTTCTAATACTTCAACTTGATCTTTTAGTTGTATTATCATCTTCTCATTCCAAGTTTCTTTTAGCTCATATTCTAAACGAGTAACTTCTATAGGTGGTAATTTTCTAGCTTCTTCAATATCTGCTTGCAACGTGTAATACATACCTACAAAAGAGGCTGTAACCATTATTATTGCTACTACAGTTTTTAAGTCAAGTTGTATATTTGTGTTCTCAGATATTTTTGTACTCATTGGTTGCATCAAATGACGGGCATGCTTTATTAGCAAACTCGTTGTGTGAATATATAGTTGCTTCAGGATACATAGCTTTTAATGTTCTAATAACAGCTAGTAGTCCTTCTTTTTGTTTTTCGTTTCTAGTATCTTTCGGGGTCTTGCCATCATCTTCAACACCACCACAATAACATATACCGATAGAATTACGATTATGCCCTGAGCAATGAGCCCCGATTTTAGCTATGTCTCTACCTTTTTTAATATTTCCATTTATATCGATGTAGAAATGATAGCCTATGTCTGACCAGCCACGACCTTCAACGTGCCACTTTCTTATAGTGTCAACACTTATATCTTGGCCTTCTCTTGTAGCTGAGCAGTGAATAATTATTTCTTTAATACCTCTCATTTGTTTTTTAATAAATACCACTTGTGAGCAGTATAACCTAGTGTAGTTAGTAATAATAGTATAGATAATACAGGTTCTAGCCATCCTAGACTAACAACCGTAGCTGATGTTATATTTAAACAATATAACTTTAAATCTTCTATTCCCATTTTTTTATTTGTTTGCATTAAGCACTGCGTTGCCTTTATACTCAATATTGTCAATCTTTTTTAACGTTGGCATTATTGTAGAATTATTAGAAACCATTGTTCTTGTTCCTAGTGGTTTTTGTCCACACTTTAGTTTCTTACCTGCAGGCTGTTGATTCATATATTTCATGTTTTTATTTTAACGTGTTATTATTATAATTACATTATTTATTAATGTTTTACGATCTTTTTTTTCTAGCATCGTATTTTAAATCACCAGCTAGCTTTGATATATGCTTTTCATCATCTAGCATTTGTCTATTACTACCGCCGTGGGTATTATCATACTTAACATCTCTTTTTAAATAACTCATATGAGCTGCATCATCTCTCTCTGTAGCTTTTAAATTACCTTTAGTAACTTTAGTTTTTAAATGATCATTTTCAAAAGCTTTAAAAGCACTTCTCATACTTGGCCCGTCGCCATACATACCTGGAGCAGCTTCTATTTTAGCTTTTAAATGCTCAGGTAATCTATCTTGATTACCAACTAAAGCTTTGCTTGGTCCATCGTACATTGGTGGCGCATCTTCTGTTTTATCTTCTTTTTTCTTAAGACTATCTCCTAAACTTTCCATGCCTTCTTGCATTTTTCTACCGCCTTTTGCTATCTCTTCACTAGAAGTATCTATAGCTCTGCTAGGATTAGAATAAGCAGCAAAAGATCCTTGCTGTTGAGGTTGAGGAAATATTGGCGCTTGAGGCGTTGTAGTAGCTACTTGCTGTTGAGGTTGAGGTTGTGGATTAGGCATACCTTGTCCACTAGCTATATCGTTAAACTGTGCATTTCTTTGAAAAGTAGTTGCTGGTACCTTGTTCATTGGTTGAGCAATATTAGGGTCATTAGTAAGTATATTACTTTCTACAGGTCTACCCGCTCTATTTTTTATTTGTTCTGGCTCTGCCATATTTTGGTTTGGCTGTATCATCGGAAAGCCAGATCCTTTACTATTTACTTGTTTCATATTTAATCCTTTTGATTTTTTATATTCTTCCATTTCTTTTTCACTAGCTTTCATTCTGTCAATCATGCCTTTTGTTTCATCATCAGCAAAATTATAGGTAACATAATCAAAAGCGTCTTTAGTGCTAGCGCCTGCTCCCATTAAAACTCTATGTGCTTTTCTTTCGTTAGGGCTAAAGCCTGTGTAATTAAATTTTGTATTTTTTAATGTTTTTTTAGTTTCATTAGGCCTAAAGTAATTATCTAAATCAAAATTTGAATAATCATCTTGGACAAAACTACCAGTATTACCAATATTAACTTCAGCGCCTGGACTAATATCTGCTTTTTTAGATTTGTTTTCTATTTTTGTAGGAATATCAAACTTTAAATTCCTATAATCTTCAGGATTAAATCCAGCTTTTTTAGCTGTTTTTCTAAAATCTTTTTCATCTTTCAACAAGTTAAACATATCTTTTGCTTTGCCTCTATCTTCAGCTGTAATATCTTTAGTACTTGCATTTTTTAATCCTCTTGCTTGACGTAGCTTTTTATTAAACTCTTTTTCTTCAGCTCTACGATCTTGCCTTAAACTTTTTCTAGTTATGTCTGCAGGTTTTTCTTCTGACTTATCAATATTGTCAAGAAGTTTTCCATTAATTTTATTTTCAGAATCTGTATCATTTGCTTTTGTAGGATCTTCTGTAGTTTCACCATCAGCAGTTTTATTAAATATAGAATTTATATCCGGCATTTTAAAATCTGTTGGATTATAATTTCTAGTAGCTCTTTTAGGATCTCTAAAGCTTGCAAATGGACTTTCTTTTTTATATGGCATTTGTTCTTGTTTTATCTCTGTTAACGAAAGATATAGCCTTAGCTGTAACTTTCCAAGAGTATTTATTATTACTCTCTAATAATTTAGTGGGCATATCTTCTTCACCTAGCATGATACGGTACATACGACTGATTAGTTGTTTACACTTATAGGAAACTTTATATATATGATATTTTTGGGTAGTGCGATTTCTTTCTCTCCACACGACTATCCACCCTTGTTTCAATAATCTGTTCCAGCGTCTATTATCCCAACTATATGAGTACGTACCTTTTTTAAAATCATCTTTGGTAAAGTGTTCTATTGCATCTAAGTATACTAATAGTTCTAAATCTGCATCAGTTAGACCACTTGTCTTACACGCCCACTTTCTAATAATTCTATAATGTTTTAGTAAGTTTAATTCTTTTAAATCTTTAGAAGTTAATCTTCTCACTATTTACCTCTCTTTGCTTTTCTATTAGACTTTTTAGCTGATCTTTTATTTTTTCTAATAGATTTTTTATCTGCTTTTTTATCTTTTCTAGCAGATTTTTTAGCTTGTCTTTTGTCTTTGCCTTTTAGTCCAGATGCTTTTATAGCTTTCTTTTTGTTTTTAAACTCATCTTTAGCTGCTGCTTTAGCCTCTTTTTTAGCATCTCTTATTTGGCCTTTATTTTCCCTAGACTCTTGTCTTCTCTCTTTACCAGTCATATCATCGCTATACTCATTTTCAAAGCTGCCTGCTATGTTTTCACCTTGACTAAGACCTTCTCTTTCTGCTTCTGCCGCTGCTGCTTCTTCTTCTGCTGCTGCTGCTTCTTCTTCTTTAGCTTTAGCTTCAGCTGCTTCTTCTTTTGCTTGCTTTCGCATTTCAAAGTAATCATCCACTTCTTCTCTTGAATAGTCAACATCGTTAGGTACTTCATCCTTAGGCCCTAAACTAGTTTTAGCAGCATTAGAAGTGTCTTCATCTAAATCTTCAGGTGAAGGAGGTTCTTCTGTATTATCTTCCCCAGCCACTACTACAGCAAAAGGTGCTTTCATTGCGATTCCTTTTCTAAATGTCTGGGCAAATGACCCGCCTTTAAACTTTTTACCTTTTCGTAGTCTACTCATATTACAAAACTATTACCACATCAAACTCTTTGATGACTTTGTATTCTTTATTATTTAGCTCTATGTTGAAGCCAGACGACCTATCATAGTAAATAGCATCATCTTTTACTATACCTTCAACATTAGTACCGACAGCTACAACTGTAGCTTGTCGATACCTTATATCTTCTCTTTGTTGCTCACCTAGTATTAATCCACCTTCTGTTTTAACTTGGTTTTCTTTTACTGGTTCAATCACTATATACTTACCTATTGCTTTCATCTCTAACATTATTAATTACACAATCAGTTGATAATATAGTGGTTGCTACTGAAGCCGCATTAATTAACGCGCTTTTAGTAACTAATAAAGGATCTATAATTCCGGCTTTTACCATATCTACCGTATTTCCTGTAACCACGTCTAATCCTCTACCATCTTCATCTGGATCTACGTATTCTTGTATACCAGCATTGCGCAATATTGTTTCATAAGGTTTACGTATAGCACAATATAATACTTCTTCACCAATACTTTCTGGCTTTAAATTTTGAGAAGCATTTAATAAAGCAATACCGCCTCCAGAGACAATACCGTCTTTTATTGCGGCTTTAGTGGCGCAGATAGCATCTTCTACTCTATCTCTTTTTTCTTTTAATTCAATATCAGAATTAGCGCCTATTTTAACTGTAGCAACTTTAGCTTTTAATCTAGCTAATCTTTTTTCTATTTGAATTACTTTATTTGGGTTGTTTTCTTTTTTAAGATCTTGTTGTAGTTTATTTGTAACTTCTTCAATACTTTCGTTTGTTTCAACTTTTATTATTGTTTCGTTTTTATCTGTTACACTACTTAAACACCTTCCTAAGTAATCAGGTTGTATGATATTCATATCGTCACCTAAATCTTCGTTGATTAATTTAGCACCTGTTAACAAGCATAAGTCACTAAGTGTTTCTGCTTTACTAACACCATATGTAGGTGCGTTGATAATATTTATCTTTATATTACCTTTCATCTTATTCATTGCTAAAGCATTCATAACTTGCTTATCAACGTCAGCAATGATTAATAAGCTCTCGTTGTTTTTAATTACATATTCTAATACCGGTTGTATTTTCCTAATGTTTTCTACGTGAGATTCTACTATTAGTACTAACGGGTTATTAAGTTCTGCAATACCTCTGTTTTTATCAGTAATAAAATTATTACTAATTAAACCTTTTTCATATTGAACACCGTCAATGAGCTCTACTGTTGTTTCTGGTTGGTTGTTTATTTCCATAATAACAACACCTGTTTCGTCAACCATATCAAAAGCTTTACCTATAGTACTACCTAGCTCAATGTCGTTGTTAGCTGATATTGTTGCCACTTGTGTAATTTTTTTACCACTTACAGTTTTAGAGTTTTTTGTTATGTACTCTATTGTTTTAACAACACCTTTATTAATACCTTCTTTCATGGCTCTTACATCGTCTAATAAACTATGTGACTCAGCTTCTTTTAATATAGCATGAGCTAGTATAGTAGCTGTTGTAGTCCCATCACCCGCTTCTTTTACTGTACGTTGAGCAGCTTGCTTTATAAGTGTAGCACCTATATTTTCTAGCGGATCTCTTAGTGTTATACTGTTTGCTACGGTAACACCATCTTTTGTTATTTGTGGAGAGCCTGTGTTGTCTTCTATTATAACACACTTACCACTTGCGCCTAGTGTTGAGCCTACTGCATTTGTTAGTTTCTCAACACCAGTTAACACTTGACTTTTAGCTGTTTCACCAAAAGCCAAGTCTTTAACTAGCTTTATTTCTTCCATTATATTTAATTAAATTATATTTATATGAATACTTACTCGAAGGTTTTAACTACTTTCGGTCCTTTGGTAAACTCTAGCTTTTTAGTGTAGTGCTCAATAGAACTGTCTATTGCAGCTTCTGCGCCTGCTATTGTTTCTCTCCTGGTAACATCGATCCAATCATCTGAATCTAACTGCTTGTATTCGGTTTGTAAAAACCCATTAGGTAGTTGAACTATTCTCCAGTTTTTCTTCTGAACAATATGTTTCCATAACTTAATGGTTTCTTCGTTTGGTTGTGGTGCACTAGACCACGTATTAGTGCGGGTATATAAAAACGTCATTGTATTTGGTTTAAGTTAAACGTTGGTTATTATATACTATCACTTGATAGTTCGGTTATTTAATATTTTTTCTTTTTAAAAGCTTTAGTTTCTTCTATATTACCTGGATAATACTTGTTTGTTATTAAAGAATATTTAGGTAGATTATAAGTTTCTCCAAATTGAGTCCAGTTACCATTGTCTAAATCTTTAGCGGTGTAATAAGTTATGTCCATTATAAAGAAATTACCTAGCTCGTTTTCAGGTCTATATATACCATTTACATAGCTTGTAATCTCTCTTGGATGTAGTTGACAACATGGACATCTTTTTATTTCATTTACATAAATACCTACGTCTAAGTCTGAATCAACTTTAAAATCACCACTTACTCTACTGCCGTAAACTACTATATCTAAATACTCTTTATCACCTACTATTTCTATTATTCTATTTAGAAGTTTAGCTTTGTCTTGATTATCCCAGTGTTGTATTAATTTCATGCTATAACTGCTTAAACTCTACGTCTATCATGCTATAGTCTACCATGTCATAACCACCTTTATCTACACTAACAGCTCTCCATGGAACTTCGTCTGACATAACGCCTTGAAATTTACCTGTGCCATAATTATTAGCGTATTTGACTTTATATTGAAACTCGTATATGTTAATTCCACTTGGTGATTGACCTATAAGCTTGATGTTTTTCTTTAATCTTCTATCACTACTAGTAACTGATGTAACAACACCATCTTTTATTACAAATGTTAAAGAAGCAGAGTTGTTACCATTTCTAACTGTAAAGGTAGATGTTATACCTGCTGAATTATCAGAAGATTTATACTTAGCTCTTATTGATCCTGTACCAACACTAGTGCCATCGTCTACAGTTACAGACGATCCATCTATTACTATTTGAGGAGAAGAATCATTTGCTGGTCCTCTTAGTTTTAAAGAGCCACCTGTTCCGCCTCCTACAAAAGTAGTTTGACCATCTGATATTAAACAATATTCTGACCCTGTCATGCCTTGTGTTCCTAAAAAGCCATAATTAGAACTACCGGCCCAAATTCCTATTTCCATACCACCATCACTACCAGGAAACACTGTATTACTACTAAATGTTTTAATACCTGCTACTGTTTGGTTGGTTGTTGTAAGCACTGCTCCACTAAGTGAATCTATATATCCAGCACCATTTGTTAATTGATTGTTGTTAGTAGGTATCGTAGCGCTACTAAAAGCATTAGTACCTAGATCTTTTTTTTTAACTATTCCAGACTCTTCAAACAGAGCACTTACTGTTTCTTGATTTGCTGCTGCAATACTAGATAGGGTTAGTGTGCTAGAAAAAGTACTAGCACCACTAACTGTTAATCCGTCTATAAATGTTACTGCCATTTAATTTAATTTTATTTTATTTTTTGTTAATCTATAACAGTTATTAAAGCTGTTATGTCTCCAGCTGATAAACTTGTTGCCGTAGTAACTGTTACTACATTAACAGAAGTTCTAACAACTTTAGCAAATACTGTTTCAAAAGTACTACTGTCATATAATTGTACTATAACTTTTTGACTATTTAAATTGTGTGTAAACGCGTGTGAGGTACCGCTGCCACTATTTGTTCCATCAAACTCTCTTGCTGTTATTCTAGCATCTACTTCTGTATCAAAATCCGTAACAGCTGTATGTGGTATTGCTATTGTTTGATTAACAGCGGAAGTTACTTGACCTTTAGCATTTATCGCAATCTTTGACACTGCAGTAGCAGATCCATAAGTAGCTGCTGTTACTCCTGAATCTTTAAGTGTAACTTCACCTGCAGCACTAACATCAAAGCTAGCAACTGTAAAACTTGCAATACCAGGTGTTATGTTTGTAGCTAAACCTATGTTGTTTTGAACAGTTACCCAATTTGCTAGTGTAGTTGGATTATCTTGTTGTGCTATTAAGAAATCACCTACTTCAACAGTTTCAGTAAAGAAAGAACCAGCTGCTGTTACAACATATGCCCAACCTTTCTTAATACTTGCTGATGGAGATGAATCAAGATCTGGCGTGTTAGTAGCGGCATTGTAGCCTCCTTGAAATACTAAGTTACCAACTATATTTGTATCAACATAGTTTTTAGTAGCGGCATCTTGAGCAGCTGTTGGATCTAATAAGCTAGTTATTTTCTTACTATTAAAATTTACGTTGCCAGTTGGAGCACCCCATACACTTAAAGGTACGTTCTCCATTGTTATTAACCCTTGATTTGATCCATCATTAAGAAAAACAATTTTATCTTCTGCCGCAGAAGCTAAACCAACATCACTTAATTCTTCTAAGTCTAAAGTAAAAGTTGCAGTATCAGTTGCTGAAGTAGCTGTGTCTATACCAACGCCACCTGTTAAAGTTAATGTATTACCATCTGATATTGTTTGGTTTGAACCACTATCACCTGCAACTGTAAAAGAACTCATTGATCCAGATCCTGTAGCTGCAATGGTTACTTGACCAGAGCCGTTGTTAGTAGTTGTAATACCTGTACCTGCTGCTAAAGTTATAGTACCTGAGTTTGCTATAGTAGAATTACTACCTGATGTCGATGCTAATGTTATGCCATCATAAGGTCTTGCATTTGCAATAGTTATAGTTCCAGATCCATTGTTAGTAGTTGTAATACCCGTGCCTTCAGCAAAAGTCATTGTACCACCTGCTGTAACAACACTTGGAGATCCACTACTTGCTGCAAACTCATATTCAATACTTGCGGGGTTAAAAGTAGTCCACGGTACATTAACAACAGCTTGATTGCTTGAGTTAAGTTGTATACCATATGTTCTACCTGAAGTAGTTGAAACTAAATTAGCTGCAACTGATTGATCTGTATCAGAAAAAAGTTTTACTGATCCTAAAGTAGTTGAAGTAGCTGCTTCTACTGTAGTATCTGCTGTTAAGTTTACCCAAGTTGATCCACTGTAATACTTCATCGTATTACTCGTAGTATTAAATATTACATCTCCCGCGTTTGCACTTCCAGGGTCTGAAGCTAAATTTTCTAATCTAGCGTTTAATAACTGATTGTCGTTTAAATCTAAGTTATCTAAAAATTTTACTGCCATTTTTTTAGTTTAAGTATGCTTCCCCTGAAAAAGGAGCACTGAATGTTATTACTAATGAATTAGTATTTGTATAGGTTACATCACCTATTACAATTTGTTTACTTGTATCTACTACAGTTACTGATGGAAACTTGTTTAAATTATGTGTTATGTTCCACGTAGCTGAAGGTACGCCTTGTGTAAATACAAAGTTAGCATCATCATTTAACGATGCTATTGAAATCTCGTTAGCGGATAATGAAGTTAAACTTATACCAGTACTTGCTTTTAAACGTACTGAAGAAACTGTTGCATCGCTGTCTGTTAGTTTTATATCCGCATAGTTTGACGGCGAGGCTACAACTTCCGATGTTAATGTATAAGTAGTGTTTACTAAAGTTTTAAGATCAGTTAGCTTAACTTGTTTTGTACGCTTACCGTCTCCCATGTCGGAGATGATCATTCGATCTTCCCCGACGGGAGTAGTTTTTAATGGGTAAGAATATATAACAGCCACAAAATGATCTTATTTCTTGTGACCCATTTTAGGTCCTTTCATATGCTTTGATAAGATCATGCCAGGTCCTGACATTCCAGGTCTTCCACTTTGTCTTGTGTAGTTACTCATGTTTCTTCCTGAAGCTTGGTTACCATATTGAATTCTCATCATTGATGGTCCGCCTTTCATACCTGCTCTCATCATAGGCATAGACTTTTTAGCCATAGCATTTCCATCAGACATAGATCCTAAGTTAGCTCCTTTGCCTCTCTCTTCTTTCTTAGCTTCTCTCATAGCTTGCTCATCTTCCATACCAGGTCCGAATTTTTTGTATGCTGCTTTAGCGTCACTCTTAATAGGATCTACTATGTTATCTTTAACAAAGTTCTCTCCAAAAGTTTTGTTCTTAGCATCTACTACTGATTTAGCAGCAGATTTTACTTTTTTCTTACCTGCTTTATATAAAGTACTAGCTTCATCTGCAAAAGATTTTGCTCCATATTCAAAACCTGCTTTTACATTTTTAGCAGCTTGCTTCATATCTTTCATCATAGCTGGTTGCTTGCCCATTTCTGGTTGACCACTAGCTGCAGATACTACTGCTTTAGCTCTTTTCTTTACTTCTTTAGCTACACCTTTAGCTTTACCACCAGCTTTCTTAGCGGCTTTACCTACTGCTTTAGCAGCTTTAACCCCTGGATTTGCTTTAATAGCTTTAGTCGCCGCTTTACCTACTTTTTTAGCTCCAGCTTTAGCTTTAGCTTTTACTTTCTTTCCAATCTCTTGTCTTTTAGCTTTATTTGCTGCTGCTTTCTTTCTTAATTCTCCAGCTCTTGCTGTATTTTTAGACGCTTTATCTTTTTTTACTCCTGCTTTAGCTCTTTTTACTGCAGCTTTAGCTCCTTTTCCTTTAGCTTCTAATTTATCAGCTCTTTTTTCTTTTCTGTCAGCACGCTTTTCTTGTCGTGCAGCTCTTTTATCTTTAGCTTTAGCTCTTCCTTTTTTAGAAAGACGCTTACCTGCGACTGCTGCCGCTACTACTGGTAATGCCATAATTGTTTTTTTAAGTTTTTTGTTTTGTGTTATAGTTATAATTCTTCACCTTACGGTATAATATAGTTATTTACATGTATTTATTATAATTTACCCTGGCTAATAGTGACACTTGCCTGTTATTAGTACTTATTATAAGGCTAATGTCACTACTTTTTTTTATTATTAGAAGTATAGAACTATAGGGTTGCCCCACCACAATATAATTTTGTGTAAAATAGAAAATGAAATATTTTATTGCGGGTCCCCCATGTTTTTCAGAATATTATTATAATACTTTGATTGATCGCGATATATTATTGTGTCGATGCGTTTAGTAAATAAACATACATAGAAAATACGATACACAATGGATAACTAAATGTAAATAAATAATAATTAAACTATGAATAAAATAAAAATAAATATCGAGCTACTAATATTAAAAATATCTTTAATAGCTTTTGTATCAACAGTTATATATATGATAACTAACTTTGGAATAATTAACTACATTTCCTTTAATGGAATTTAATATAGTAAATTATTAAGATAATGTGTGTTGTACTTCTAAACTAAAATAAACAGTCAAACAAACATACACTCTTTGCAAACTAAAAACGAACTAACTTGGATAACTAAATAAATAAAATAAATATAAACTAAATAAAAATATAAAACTATGAAAACTAATAACTTAACTACTAAAAGATTTGTAATAAGAAAATCTTTACTCGGAAATAATACAGTAATAACTTTTACTAACAATAAAAATGTTACGTTCACTTACGATCACGACGAAATTTACTCAACATTTCAACAAAAATTTGAAGAAATGCCATGTTTCCAACAGTATAAATCTTATACAAATAGTAATACTGTTCCAAAATTCTGCAGAGAATTAAGTGAAATATCTTAAAAAACAAAAGTCTTAGTTGATAGTAATACTTTAGAGACTATAAATATAACGAACATATTACTCAGCACATAGCCGAAATGGTTGGAAGTGAGATTCGATTTCTCACTCGGTTACAAACTAACTACGAAAGTCGTAGGATAATAATATAAAACTAATTAAAATAAATAACTATGTATAATCCAAATAATCCTTCAAACTGGTCTTGGTCAAAAGCTTTTGACGAAATGGAAAAGACTGTAAATCAAGCTGAACTTACTCAGCAATGTATAAATCACGTTCTCAATTATCCCGGAGAAGCTAACGGTGTCTTCATGACATTAAGTAAATCTCAACAAGATGATGTTTATGAAATACTAGATCAAATATTATGACTCATAATCTAAATACGACTATTAACAAAGTAGCTTTGGAAATATTCAACAAGAATTATAA